TCCCCTTTGATCACCCCAACGAATTGGGCGGTCCCACAACAATCGTCCCACACCTCGATCGGGACCTCGTTGGCGAACCCATTCGGATCGTCGATCAATGCGGTTTTCAAAATTTGATACCCGTCGTCGTAAAATGTCAACTCGGACGAAAACGATTTGGCCGTTTGACCATTGGCGTCGGATCGTCGCAACGTGACCTCAAACGACGATGTCCCGTCGATCCGTCCCGTGATCCACACGCCGTTCAACTTTATTTTGATTGATGTGTTCATTTCGCTTTGTTTCGGATTCGTTGGTTTTTGTAATCCAAACGGGAAACAATCCCATGGATCCCACGTTCGTCAATTGACAACGCCAATCCTTTTTGATCACGGATCGCCGTTTCAATCCTTTCCAATTTTGATTCCATGGCCTTGTTGTTCACGGCCACGATCCGTTCGTTGATTCCTTTGGTCAACATTGGATCACGACCCGCGTGGATCGCCTCCAATACGGGACGCCATTGACGGGTTTTTTCTTTTGTGATCACAAATTCGCCTTTGTGAACCACACCCGCGGGTTGGTATTTTCCACCGTCCCCCGTATATCCACCCTCTGCGAATGATCCCGCGGCGGCCCTGGCTTGGGCGCGGGCGGCAACTAATCCCGCGGCCAATGCGATCAATGTCGCGGCAATGGTGAACGGTGCGGCGGCCCCACCCTCGGCGGCGGCCTTTGAAATTGCCACGGCGGAATTCGCCACCAACTCGATCGCCGCCAACGCTTGTTGGGCGCGGACAAATTTGGCTTTTTGTTCGTTCAACTTTTGCAATCGTTCCTCCTCGATTTGCAACAATTCCGCGTTTCCTTTCTCTGCAATTTCCGCGGCGGCGTCCACACGTTTTTGTTGGGCCGAAATGGCGGTTTCGGTTTGTTGAATTTGGGCGTTGATCACCGCGTTGGCCAAATCCAACGTCGCTTTCAAAACGTCCTCGATTCCTTGTTGGATCGCTTTTTTCCTTTCCTCGGCTTCCTTTTTTGTTTTTTCGGTTTCGTCCTCCAACAATTCGATCGATCGGTCGTGATACTCTTGTTTGGTTTTCAAAATATCCAAATCCGCTTTTTTGACAATCAATTGTCGTTCCTCTGCGGTCAATTCCACATTGTTCAATTCGGCGTCGCGTTCGGCTTCAATGGCGGCGATCTTGGCCTCCCTTTCACGATCCAATGATTGTTGGATCAACGCCAAATTCGCGTTCAATTGTTGACGGATCCGATTTTGTTCCTCGGTTCCCCTGGCTTCACCCAATTGATTGATCAATTTGGATCGTTCCGCCTCCAATTTGCGGGTGTTTTGTTCCTCCAATGTGATCCGTTTTTCGGCTTCAACCTCTGCAATCGCGGCCAATGTTTGTTGGCGTTTTTTCTCGGCTTCAACTTTCAAATCGGTGATTTTGTCCTCGGTTTCGTTTTCGATCAATGTCAAACCGTTTTGTTTGATCGTGGCAAATTGGGCCGCGATTTCGGTCGTATATGTCCCCTCCTTTCGTGAATCTTCAATTCGGTTTTCAATTTCGTTTTCCCAAATTTCGCGTTCCTTTTGGGCCAACCCTCGGATTTGTGCGATTCGTTCCTCCAATGTCTTGGGGTTTGCCAAAACGGTGGGTTGGAAATTCAATTCGATTTTTTGTTTGGCCAATTCACGATCCAATGACAATTTCAATTTGGCGATCGCGTCGCGAATTTTTTCCGCCTCCTTTGGATCGATTCCGCCCAATTTGATCGGTTCCTTTGCGGCCTTGGTGAAATTGGTGACGGTTTGTTGGACCTTGTTGATCGCGTCGTCGGTTTGACCCACGATCCCCAAAAAATATTGGAATCCCGATTGTCCCGATTCGTCAATCAATTTTTGTTGTTCCTCATTCAAAACCAAAAACGGGTTGTTGGCTTCGAATTGATTCGCGGCGTTTCCAACGGTTTCATTCAATCGATTGATCGCACCGTTCGCCCCCTCGGTTTCCTCCCGAACTCGGCGAATGTCTGCGGATTGTTGATTGTACAATGTTTCACCCTGGGCCGCGTTCCCCGTTTCGATCCATTCCTCGGTGGCCTTGGCGGCGTTTTCGGTTTCTTTTGCGATCGCTTGGACCGCTTTCAATTGTTCCGCGGACAAATTTTTCAATGATTCCGCGACAACCTTGTTTCCTCCGACCAACTTGGACGGATCCGCCGTCAACACGATCGGGTTTTCCGCAACGTATCGACCCAATTCAACAATTGAATTTTCAATAAACGTTTGCGCTTGGATTTGTTTGGACAACAAATCGGTGATCACTTTTTGACCCGCTTCGGCGGCGGCCTTGGCTTTGATCGAATTGACCAAATTTTGATACGCAATGTCCAATTGTTCGACGAACTTTTTTTCGTCGGAAATATTTTTCAAGGTGATCCCATATTTCGAATTGATTTCATTGATCAATTTCGAACGTTCCGCGGATCCCGCGTTGGTTTTCTTTAACGCCCCAAACAATTGATCCAATTCGCGTTGTTCCTCTGCGACCGATTTGTTCATTTGGTCGGTGAAATCCGCCATGGCTTGTTGTTCAATGGACAATTTTTTGGTTTCTGCGGCGGCGTCGTCAACCCCGAAAATGTAATCGGAAAACAACGCCAACAATGTGGTGATCGCGCCAATGATAAACCCGATCGGATTCGCTTTCAACGCGGTGTTGAACGCGCGGGTCGCACCCGTGGCGACATTTGTGGCGACCGCTTGGGCCGACGTTGCACCCGTCAAAACATTGGTCGCGGTTGCGGCGGCCCGTGTGAAAAACGCCTTGGCTTTGGTCAACGCCAAACCCAATTGTTCGCGGACCAACAATATTTTGAAACGGGCCTCATAAAGTATTTCCGCCTGGATCGCCGCCTTTCGTTGGCCAACATAAAACGCAACAACACCCGCCAACAACAACAACGTCCGTCGATTATCTTCAATGAACTTTGGAATGGATCCCAACACTTGGATCAAACGGGACGCCCCATTGACGAACAATTCGAACACGGGCAACAAACCCTCACCGATCGTTCGTTTCAATTCGGTCCAATTCCCCTCCAATGTGGACAATCGACCCGACGTTGATTGTGACAACTTATCGGTCAATCCAAAAAATCGTCCGCCCTCCGACGTCAATGATTTGAAACCCTCCTCCAAATTGGCGAATGAAATCCGACCCTCCGATCCTAATTTTTTGACTTGGCCCTCGGTGACACCCAATTGTTTGGCGAATTCCCCAATGATCGGGACACCCGCCTCGGTCAATTGGTTGATGTCCTCCGCGAACAATGTCCCTTGAACCCTGGCCTTTCCGTATATCACCGCCAATTCATTGAAATCCTTTCCCGTGGCGGACGCAACGTCACCGATTCGTCCCAATGTGGTTTGTAATGATTCAACGGGTTCACCAAACGCCAACAACGCTTTCCCCGCTTGGTTCACTTGTTCGGGGGTGAATGGGGTTTTGATTGAAAATTGTTCCAAATCCGCGAACACTTGTTTCGCTTGTTCTGCGGATCCCAAAAATGTTTCCAATGAAATTTGGACATTTTCGTAATCTGCGACCGCTTGGATCGCACCCTTTCCGAAATCAATGGCGGACGCGGCGATCGAAATCCCACCAAACGCGGCGGCGGCCCCCGCCAATGTTTTTTTCAAACCCGAAACCGCGGATTCCGTTTGTTTGGTTGCGGTTCCCACATTGGTGATCCCCGACTTTATGGCGTCCAATTCCCGACGCATTTGTGACGTGTCGGCTTGTAATTTGAACAAAATGTTTTTGACCTCGGCCATGGCGTTTTTTTATTTGTTTTTTTCCATTGCTTCATTCCTTTCGTCGACAATCTTGAAAAACGTGTTGATCGTTTGATAATATTCGTCAATTGACAACGATTCCAACGCTTTCATTTCGGTCACGCGGTTTTCACAAATGATTTGGTTGACATATTGGATTTCGTCAATGTATCGCCCGATTTCAATCGTTGCAAAATTTGACGAAATCGTTCGTTTGCGGGGGCGTTTGCTCTCAAATATTCGTGAATATCGGTTGGTGACATTTCGGAATATTTTGTTGTGTGTGCGAACGCCCGTTGGACAAAAAAATCGAACACCTGGGGGTTTGATTTGATTCGATCCAATTTGATTTGTTTCCACACGTCGGAAAACTCGGTTTCGTTTTCCCCGTCGATCACGAAATAACACGCGGCCAATTCGACCATGGTTTGTTCCTCACCAATGAATTCCAATCGGAATTCCATTTCGGTCAATACATGGAACATTTCGACAATGTTTCCCGTGTTGGCGGATCGCTTCATGGATTCGATCAACGTTTTCAATTGATCGTTGGTCATGTTCATTTCGGCGAATCGGGTCGCCACCTCTGCGGCGATCGCACGTTTCGCGGGGATCGTCATGGGGTTTTGATATTCGAACCAATCGGTTCCGTCGGGTTCGGTGAATATTTTCACCAATGGAATTTTTGATCCCGTCACATGATTGTCAACGGGCGGTGGTTGTGTTGTCGGTTTTCGTTTGAACCAATTCATTTTGTTGATGTTTTTTTGGGTTTGTTTGCTTTCCTTGCGGCGTTGATTGACGCGTTGCAAATGGCGAACGCGGACGATTCGGATTTCCCCGATCGCATAACCTGGGCCACGCAACGATCCAATTTTTTCGACATGTTTCAAAAGTACGTCAAAAATCAATTCCTCCAACGAATGAAATCGTTGTGGAACGTCCACAAATAATATCGGAAACAATCCAACAAATGGGTCAACGACGCGTCGCGACCTTTGTCAATGTCACCGTTGGGTGTGGTTTCGACGTTCTGCAAATCATGGATCAAAAATTGACACGACGGATCAATGATCAAATCGGTGTGTTTTTCCAACATGGAATTCAACAACACGCGCGAATTTTTGATTGACGGGTTCACGCTTGGAACCTTGAACGCGGATTTGGGGATCCCCAATTCGTCGCGAATGATCATGTAGTAATTCAACGCCCCTTTGGTCATGGCGGAACGGTTCGCCCCCGACGCGTCACCCGTGACAATGAACAATTGATCCCCAAACACCGTTCGGATCGTTTCGCACAATTGGAACACGTCCGAATTCCTCAAACGGAATTCACGAATGATTCGGATTTTGCCGTCGAACGATTGTCCCGCGATACATGTGATCGGGTCCACGTTGAAATCGAACGACAAAATGATCGGTTCCTTTGGGTTGACCTCTGCGGGACGGACGGTTTTGAATTTGTTGAACGCATACGCGAACGGGCGATCCACGTCAACCACGTCCCAATCCCCATTGACGAACACGGCGCGGGTCACGTCGTCCAAATTTTCCATGGCCGCCAAATATTCGGGTGGCAATGTTGGATTGTCGATCATTAACGCCCTTTTGTAAAAATACGACGACGGCAATGTTCCCGACATGGCGGGTTCATGGAATTCGGTTTTGGTCCATGTCTGCGACGGGTTACATGTCAACATGATCAATCGGGGCGGTTGGTTCGGAATGATGTGACGTCCCACCCTCAATTTGCATTTTTCAAACGTTTTTTTTTGCACTTCCTGGGCTTCCTCAATCAAAAAAAAATTGGTTTCCAATCCGTCGAATCGGGTCAAATCTTTGTCCATGTTGAAATTTTCGGGGAAAAATTCCAATGTCGAACCGTTGGTGAATGTGACAATGTGATCCGTTTGGTGATACGACCGAATGAATGTTTTCGGGCATAACTTGAAAAACGTGGGGATCGTTGTTCGCTTCAATGACGGCAACGATTCACGGATCACATGGGATTTCGAATTGGGGAACACCTTGGCCAACAAAATCAATGTGGCCAATGACACGAATGATTTCCCACCACCCGCCGCGCCACCATACAACAACGATTCATATTTCCCCGAAAACACGGCCTCCATGAATTCCAATTGTTTCGGGTGGGGTTCGAATTTGATCATGGATCAATGGGGCCAAAATTTGTTCGGTGTTGTCTGCGATCGAATGATTTCGTTTCGTCGCGTTTTGAAATACCGTTGGACCAACAACCATTCGTCCCGTTGTTGGGTTGTGAATTCGTTCAACCCCTCGGTCATGATGTCGTGGTGGACCTGGGTGATTTTACGTTCAATCCATTTTTCGGCCCGATCCACGGATCCCGTGTCGTCGATCACCGATTGAATGATCATTTGGATTTCGGATTCCGAAACCGTGGCCAAACATGTGGCCGTTGTCATTTGTGTGAATTCCTCCATTGTGTTGTTGTTTATCAATTCAAATCGATTCGATAATTCAATTCGTCCCACACGTCCGTCCAAAATCCCAATGATTCGGTTGGATCGTCAAACGATTGTCCATTCAAATACGAAAATCCGTTTGTCATTTGTTGGATCTTGTTGGTCACGAATTCCATGGCGGGTTCGATCCCGCGGTGTTTGTGGATCAAATCGCCCACGAATTCGTCAAATTGTTCCCGTGTCATTTATGAAAATTTGATTGTTTGTTCGCCAATTTTGAAAATTTGTTCGTCACCAACCACGTCGATCGTCATGTTGTCCGCCCAATTCAATGGATCGGTATTTTTCAACGCAAAGATCACCGCCGTGGCGTTGGGTCCAATGAATCGGTTTTTTTTCTTTACTCTGCGACCCGCCAATTGTCCCGTTTTGGAAAACAATTCCTCCGTTTCCGATTCCTCGATCCAATATCCCGTCAACAATCGGGTCAACCCGTCCAACGCCTTTTCACGGATTGATTCCTTTCCGATCCGTCCGTGTTTGTCCTTTGCTTTTTTGTAACGGTCGGAAATTTCGGAATCGGTATTCGCCCAATTCCAAAACGTTCGAACGGTGATCCCGTTTTCGCCACAACACGATTCGATCGTGACGTCGCCCGATTCATACAATTCACAAATTCGTTCGGCCTTGGCCCGACGTTCAATCGTCGGATCCTGGGTCGGCTTCGATTTTGATTTGACCGATTTCGGGTTCGGTTTCAACCCCGTTTTTTTCTTTGTCATTTGGCGCGATGTTTTGACCATTGCCAAAATGGTCCGTCGTTGTTGTTGTTGCGTCGTTCCCCGTGACAAAATTGAAAAACGCCATTCGATCGGGTTTGATCAAATGGTTGTTGGTTTGTGACCAATGATCACAAAATCGATTCCAAACGTCGTTGTGGCGTTTGGTGATCAAATGATCCGCCAATTCGGGACGTGGAAAATCGTTCCCCACATATTTGGAAAACGAATTGACCACCGTCCAAAATTCGGTGTGGATCTTTGTTTGTTCACGCCCCGCGGCGCGGCGAATTGATCGGTTCATGTTTTCAAATTTACAAAATATCTTTGAAAAACGATTCAAACAAATCGATCATGTCCATGGCCTCGGATCTTGTTGATTCCACAACCTCGATCGTCAATTCGAATTCGGTTAATGAAATTTGATCGTTGTTCGCGGCGTCTGCGATCATGTCGTCCAACATTGCGTTGATGTGTGTTTTGATTTCCTGGGCCATGTCAAAATTCAAATGTGGTTTGAACGGGTTGGTTGGCGATCTTCATGATTTCGATTTGACGTTCCGCCATTTCGCGAATGGATCGGATCGCGTTTTCCCGTGATTTCAATGAATCGATCCAATCCTCGATTTCCTCGATTGAATCCGCGACAAAATATCCTTTCGACGTTGCGATCAATCCGACAACCAAATTGTTCAATCGAATGTATTGGATCATTTTTCGGACCCGCGATTCCTTGAATTCGACCCCGAAATGGGTTTTCAATCCGTCAATGATCGCGTCGGCGGTGACGATGTGTTGTTTTCCTTTTTTGGTGTTGAACCTCTGCACGATCACGCCAACGAATTTTTGTTCGTCGGGTGACAATTCAACGGTGTGTTCCTCGAATGTTTTGATCATTTTGTTGTTGTTGTTTTTCGATCAATGATTGTTTTCTTTTTTCCCAATTGTCGATCATGCGATCAATTGTTTGGCGTTGTTTTTTCAATTGTTGAATTTGGCGTTCACACATGGCGACGCCGTCGTCAAAATTGCGGTTCCTCATGAATTCACGATTTTGTCCAACTCTGCGGTTTGTTGATCACGACGTCGCAAATTGGCCCATTGTTTCGCGTTCCATGTTTCGCGGATCTTGTTGACGATCCAAATGGCGGATCCCGCGGTTCCCGAATAAACGAAAACGACGCGCAACAAATACACGGTGATCGAAACGGCGATCAACGCGGCGGAAATGACGATCGCCAACGGCAACGTCCAAATCATGGCGATTTTTTCCATGATGTTCAATTGTTCATTTTTCATTGTGAAATTTCATTTTGGTGATTGATTCAAAATCGGTTCGACGGATCCATGTTCGGAAAAATGTTCCGCGTTCAAAATTGGCCTCCATTCGATCGTTGTCGTCGTGTTCCATGAACATTTCGGACAATGTGTTTTTGGTGGTGAATTTGAATTGACCGTCACCCAATTCATTTTCGAACACACGAACGGAAACATTTCCGTCCCCCATGTCCTGGGCCTCGATCAAAACGTCGGATTGATTGGTGACACCGATCAATTTGAATTGTGATTCGTCGGTTGGCATGGCGGCCAAATACGCGTCCAATTCCGATTCGGTCCCATGGAATTCAATGACCCCATATTTGGTTTTGGTTTGACACCCTTGGGTGTATTGTTTGAACGTGTCGTCCCAATGGATTGTGGGGACGAATTGTTTCAATTGAATGTGAAACGTGTGTTTTTCGTTTGGATCGACTTTTTTCATTTGTTGTTGTTGTTGTTGTGGGACGAATATCGTTCAAAATCGACATTCGTCCCAACATTTGTTCAATTGGTTTTCAACATTTTTTTGTTGATGTGTTAAAACGGCAAATCGTCACCGTCCTCATTTGGACCCGTGGTTTGATTTTGTGGTTGAACCTGGGGGTTTGATTCGGATCGGTTTGGATCCGCCAAAATTTCAACGTTTTCCGCCACGATTTGGGGATCCTTGCGGATCATTCCATTCGAATCCGTCCATTCACGGATTTCCAATTTCCCGTCAACGGCGATTTTTTGTCCTTTGCGAACGTATTGGGCGGAAAATTCCCCACCCTTTCCAAAATGGGAAATGTTGAACCATGTGGTTTTTTCCTCCTTTTGTCCGTTGCGGGTCCATTTCTCGGTCACGGCCAACGAAAAATTCGTGACGTTTGTTCCTTGACCGAATGTTCGGGTTTCGGGATCGCGTCCAACGCGTCCGATCACAATGATTTTGTTCATGGTGTTGTTTGGTTTATGGTTTAATTATTGAAAACGGTTTGTTTGGTTGAATGATCGATTGTTGTTCGACGGTCAAATTGTTGTTGTCCAACCACATTTCGAACGACCAATTCATGGGGTGGACGGCGCGATCCATTGGTTCGCCATTTTTGTCCAATTGTTGGGTTCCATTTTCGTCAATGGCGGGTTCGATCCGACATTCCGAAATGTATTCACGACGCAACAAAAACAATGTCGCGTTGCCAAAATTTATTTGTTTACTCATATCCGTTTGATTTGATTGATTGAATGGTTTGGTGAAAATCAATGTTGGAATCCAACATGGTTTGGAACAATTGTTCCACCGCGATTTGACGGGCGCGGGTCACGATTTGGGTTTGTAATGATTGCGGGGTCATTCCCTCGGCCAACGCGTCACGCAATTGTCGAATTTCACGGGCGCGATCACGGGATTCGGGACGTTCGGATTCCAAACGTTGTTTGACCTGGGATTCGGCGATCGCCATGATTTCATTTTTTTGTGGGACCGACAAATTGATCAATTCCATTTTTTCCAACGTCAAAAACAAATGATCGGATCCGAACACATGGACCCAATCGATCCGTTTGGTTTTGACGAATTGATCCCAACGTGGTCCAATGTAGTTTTCGACGTAATCCCAAAACGACGCGATCCGTTCCGCCTCGGTTGGTTCCTTTTTTGGTTCCAACGCTTTCAACTTGTTGTTCATTTCGATCAACGCCGCCCCGCGTTTTTCTTTGTATGCGTTCATGACGTTGGACAAATACATGGCGTTGAAATTTTGAAAATGTGAAATTTCCACATTCAATTCCCCCGCGACCGCCATTTTGAACGCCAATTTGATTTCGGCGGGTGTGAATGTTTTCAACTCGGTTTGAATGAATTCCAACAAAACCATTTTTTGAATGTCCGTTGGTAGGTTTTCGGCTTTCAATCCGATCAACGCGAACACATATCGCAATGATTGACGGATCGGTTCGTCGTCGGTCAATTCACGGATCGGTGTGTCCTGGGTTGCGGCCTCTGCGATTTCGCGGCCCTTAAAACTTGCGAATTGTATCGTCGAAATCGGGTTTCGAACGACCATTTTGTTGTTGTTGTTTTCCATTTTGTTTTCGAATTTTTATCCAATTTTTCAAAGTTAAAGAAACCGACATGTATTTTTTCGACACGTTGGAATGGTTTTCCATGGCCTCCAAAACTTCAATGATGTCCGCGCGGGAAAATTCCGCCTCCAATTTTTCACATTGATCGTTTGTCAATTGGTTTTTGATTTTTGCGACATTTGGGAAATTTTTCGCCACATGATCAATCAAAAAATGAACATGTCCATGATCAACCAATTCATGGTCCGACACACAAACAACACCGTTGTTTGTATTATTTGAAATTGAAATTGAAGATGAAAATGTAGGGGTTGGATTTTGGTTGTCCTTTTGCTTAACCAAACGACCAACCGATTTTGTCAATTTCGGGTTGCCTCCTAATTTGCCAACCTCCCGTCGAACCTGGCGAATCCGTTCGTCACCGACCATTCGTTTGGAAAAAAACCGACCGTTTTCGTCACACTTTAATATTCCGAAATTTGTCAATTCATTCCACACTTTTTTGAATTTTTTCGGCGACATTCCGACCAATTTTCGGACACCGTTTTCGTCCAAAATTTGGTTCCCGATCTTCAACACACCGATTTCGTCGGACAAAAACATGACACACAACAAATCAATCCAAACGCCCCGCGTTTCAAATGAACACATTCGCAACGACGGATCCGTCAACCAATCACCCGCGTAAAATTGAAACGCGGGTTGGCGATCCCTTGAATTTTTTTTGATGTTGTTGTCGTTCATGATTTCACGGTTTCAATCAATTGGTTGAATCGGTTGTCGCGGATCTTGCGTTTCCCCGAAATGACATTGTGAACAAAGGTCATTGAAAAATCGGGGTTGTTGTCCACGAACTTTTGAATTGATTTCCAACGTGTAATCAACGCGACACGAACAAATTCGCGTTCCTGGGTGTTGATACATTCCGAACATGGCGGAACGGGTGTCGTTTGGATCAACCGTTCAATGTCCGACAATACGTCCAACATGTGATCATTTGACAATCGACCATTGAACGCGTTGGTGGCGGTCCAATAATTGAACCGCGCCAACACGCAAAAATGACGAATGGATCCGAAACGGGATTTGATGTTTGATTTGATCCGTTGGATTCGGTTTTCGGTCACTCGTTTCATTTGTCGCCTCCATTTTGATCGTCAAACATTTCCATTTGTTCACCGCTTTGGATCTTGACAACGCGTTCAATCGCGGCGTCCAATACGTCACGACGTTGTTCGTCCATTGTCAATTCCAACACCTCGGATTCGGTTGAACAATCGTTGATCAATGTGATCATTTCCTCGGTTGATTTCAATTCGGGTTTTGGATCCTCTGCGGGTGGTGATTCCAAACGTTTGCGTTTGTTGGTCAATGATTGTTTGAAATCGGGGTTTCCATGCAAATCGGAATTGTTTTTCCAAACGATCACCAAATCGTCCACGGTTGTCGCCGCGGCGATCGATTCCAACAATGATTTCAATCGATTGATTTCGTCCGCGAATGTCTGCGGTTTTGGTGGTTCGATTTGGGCCACCTCGGTCGCGGGTTGTTTTTTGGATCCGTTTGGTTTCGGATCTTCAACCGTCACATGATCCACGTCCATGGTGTTCAATTCCTCCGCGGTGTATGGCATACCGCCCAACTCGTCCGAAAAACACAATCGGAAACCCTGGGCCATGGCGACTTTTTTGATCATGGTCATGGGTTTGGATCCCCAAAATTTGTTCAACGTTCCGTCCTTGGTGGTTCCGTAATATTCGGAAAAATAAACCTCATGAATGAATGGGTGTTGAAAATCACGACGGTGGATCGTGATTTCCGCCCTCAATGTCGATTCCTTTGGTTTTTGGAAATTGACGGATCCGTCGGTTTTCACCGACCAACCCGACAACAATCCCGAACGTTCCGCGCGTTTGATGTAGGTTTCATAACCGACAATCACGGAAAATTGGTTCCCGTATTTGTTCGCGTAAATTTCACGCTTAAATGGATTCAATCCGAACCCTTGGGCGATTTCAACGAATTGTTCAAATTCGCCTTTGGTCAAATTGTTCGCCATTCCCATGGCGTTCAAATACGTTTGTAGTTTGCCCACGTCAATCGTGTGGACTTGGTTTTTTTGAATCTCGTTCATTTTGTTGTTGTTTTGGGTTTCTGCGAATTTACGTTCGAATGATCATTCAAACAATTTTTGTTGACAATTATTTCGACAATGTGATTTCAACCGTGGTTTTTGATGTTTTCATTGGCGGGTTGAATTCCACCATTTCACCCGTTTCGGGATCCACGTTCACGGTTGATTTGTTCAACGTTTTCAATTGGGCCTCCAATTGTTTGCGATTGTCTGCGGCGGTGTCCTCGATTGCTTTCAATTCGTTCCATTTGGCCGTTTTCGAAAAATCGTATTTGACCGCGGTTTCTTTATGTTTGAACGTGACGCCCAAAATTTTGACGCCCGTTTTGGCCTCGGATCCGTACAAATACAAATCGTCCGTGGCCGTTTCGCGCAATTTGGAAATGGCGTTGTCGATCACCTGGGACATGAATTCCAATCGGGCCAACGCGGTCAACGTGTCAACGCGTCCGTCGTTGTTTGCTTCAATGATCATTTGTGTGAATTGTTCCGCGCGGGTTTTGGTCAATGATGTTTCCGCGTTCACCATTTGGAGGAAATTTTGTTCCATTGTTTTATGGGTTTTGATTGTTGGACAATTTTGATAATATACACGCAACGACGGATTGTCCGATTGAACCGACGTTGATGTTGTCAATGAATTCACGAACCGCGTCCACCTCCATGAATTGAATGGATTGGCGGTCGATTTTGATCCCGAACGCGTTTTCCTTGTTCATGTGGTGGATCATGAACGAAATTTCCAAATCACAAAACCGATCAAAAATCCACGACAACATTGTGATTTCGTTTGTATCTTTGACCTCGTTGTTGTTGTTCGGCGTTTTTCGTTGAACATTGGGTCGGGCGGGGATCACATTGTGGTTCCCGCTTGGCTTTTTATTTTGTTCCATTTTTACTTTTGAATTGAATGATTGATTCGGACCATTGTTTGGCCATGGCCTCGGCGATTCCTGGGAATGTCTTGGATCTTGTTTGTGATCGCAACGCCTTGGGGCCATTGAACGCGTCGTTGTACCACTTTGGCATTTTCTTAATTTTCCCCGTCCGTTTGTCCACGATTTCAATGAATTCACCCTTGGACGTATGGGTGACAACGTCGTCGAACAAATTGGGGGCGTCGTTGTGATACAACAACGGAAAATTTTTCAGCCACAAACATGTTGTTTTCGTGAACGGATCCCCGAAAAAATACGGTTGAATGATTTGATCGGGTTGGCGATATTGTGACGACATGATCCCAATGGGATTTTCAACGGCGATTTGATTGATCGGGGCGTTGATCATGGCCATGAAAAATTCGATCGCTTGTTGTTGGCGTCCGTCCTTTTGTTTTTCTGCGAACCATTGCGATCCCGACGCGGCCAAATGTGTACATGGGGGGAACGCGATCATGGCGTCCCACCCCATTGTGATCACCTCCAACACGTCCAATTGGAAATGTTTGGCGTTTGGGTTTCGGTTTGGTTGAATGTCGCATGACCACGCGTCAAATCCCAATGATTCGAAACGTCCACGGACTTCGTCCGATTCCTCACACGCCACCAAAATTTTGATTTCGGAAATTTGCATGATCAAAAATCAACTTTTGGGATTCGGAAAAATTTGTCAATGGCGTCCAACGCCGTGTCCAATGTATCGAAATCGATCGATGTGAACAATCGGAAAAAATCACCGTCGCGTTGGATCACAAACACGCGGTTGTCCTTGGTCCAAAACTCAAATCCCGATTCCTCGATCGTTGCAAATCGACGGGCGTTCATTTGCAATAAATGAAACCGAACGATTTGGATCGCTTCATTGGGTTGGTTTGGGGTTGCATAACGGGCCACCATTTCAAATTGTGGTGTTGCCTGGGGGTTGTTGTTGTTTGACATTTTTATTTTGATTTAATATGTGACAATGAATTTTGAATCGATTTTTTTCGCACAATCCGAACCGATCGGAAAACAACCTTGGGATTCCATGTCGAAAAATTCCAAATCGTCCGCGTCCATGTCTGCGGGGATCAAAAATCCGTCGGTTGTGTAATGGACAAACGATCGGGATCCCGTCGGTTTCCCGCAAATGAAACATGTGTGTGAATGATCGCCGTGACGTTCGACATTGTCGTCGTATTTGGCGGAACGTACCGAATCCAATTCGATAACGTGGACCCCGTTGAAACGGGTGGTTTCTACTTTCATTTTGTTGTTGTTTTGGTTTTGCTAATTTATGCGGATTTTTGATTCAAACAAATTTTGTTGGTCGAATCTTCAACAATCGATTGTGGATCAATCCAACAACGGATTGTCAAATCGTCGTTGTGGGCGTAACGATACCCCGACGGATCGGGATCGAACGCGATCAAATTCATGGCGCGAACAAATGTTTCAAACGCTTCGATCGCCATGGCGCGATTGTTTGCCGTGATTGTTGACCTTTGTCCATTCGTTTCGAATGTGACGTTGTGTTTTTCTGCGATCTTCATGATTCAATGGTTTCAATGATGTTTTCGGACGCGATACATTTCCCATTTGGAAAACGGTCACTCACAACCAAAATTCCGCCGCGAAATTTGTCTTGAATGGTTGCGGTTTCAATGGATTTTTCAAATTTTCCATTGATGTTTTGAATGAAAAAAAATGTGACTTTCATGTTGTTGTGTATTGTGGGCGGGGTGTGATCCCCGCCCTTATTATTTTTTAAGATTGAAAACGTTCGTGGCGAAAACGGTGTGACATTTTTTTCATGTCTGCGACCTTGTCCAATCCTTTTTGGATCGCTTGTTCCTCGGTCATTCCGTGTTCGATGTGAAATTTTACCGTGAATTTGAAAATGACCTTTTGCGGTCCCGTCATTGTTGTTTCCATGTTGTTGTTGTTTTGATTCATGTGGCTAAATTACACAAAAAATCGGTTCCAACAAATTTTCATTGAATTATTTTCAACAATTGTTTGTTGATCTTGGGAAAAATAAACGGGAACCCGTTGGCCCCCGTTGTTTTGCTTTAACTTAAACTAATTTATTCAACCAAACACCCAATCGGGGTTTTTCTTTATGCGTTCACCTTGCGTTCCATGATCGCCAAAACGACGTGGGAAATTGCCGCCGTGGGGATCAAATACCACCACGACATTCCAATCCCTTGTTTGGTCAAAATAAACGTCCCAAACGTCACCCAAACGTTCATACAATACAAACAACCGCCCAATGGTTTGGCCATGGCGCGAAATGGGTTTTTGGGATTTTTCATTGAATCGAGGAAACGCGACCAAAAACCAAAAATGTGGCCTGGTTGAATTACGAAATCAATGAAGATTGAAACCATGGCGGCGGTGATCGCAACGATCGCGGCCCATGAAACCATGGTGAATTGTGTGGGGATTGTGATCAAATTGGCGACCATGAATCCGATCATGATTCCGATCCCGACCAAAAATGTCGTGTTGATCGAATTGACGATTTTGTTGTTGTTCATTTTTATATGGGTTTTGAAATTAACAATGTGGGATCATTCCCGAAACCGACCATGAACACGCCCCGTCGTTGGTGGTAAAATATCCCCAACCTGGGACCGCCGCACATTCGGGAACCCGAATTTTGATCACGGTGTCCGCGTTTTCGTTGAATGTGAACGGCAACGTCAACGCGTCGCCCTCAAAAAATTCCACGTCAATCGTTTGGAACGATCCGTTGGAATTGAAGATTTCAAACGTGATTGTCGCGTCACATGGGGCGACCAATCCGAAATCAATGGTGTCGTTTGGAACGAAACAACCTAAATGTTTGACACAACCACAATTCATTGTTCAATGTTTTTTCAAATATACGTCAAAATTTTCCGAATGGCGATTTGGATCGGATTTCGTTCACCGCTTGTTGAACCTCTGCGATCCATTGAAACCAATATTTGATCCGTTGGATCATGGACAATTTCCTCCGATGTTTATGGTGTCACAATATTCCTCCAACGTCATGTCGCGATCACCAACCAAATCAAAATCAAACGCCACAAACGTCAATTTTTTGTCGAATGGTTTGTTTTTGTTTGGGGATTCCCTTTTGACCACCGCGATCGGATCCAACCATGATTCAATCGGTTCAACGAACACATTGGTGAAAATGGACGTGGACGGCAATGACGCCGTCATGATCGCAAATCTCAAACGTTCCTCCAAACAATGGGGTTCGACACCGCGAACACATGCGACAACGGTCAATTGGTATTTGATACGAAAAAATTGTTGGAACGCGGTGAACCTTTTGTTGGACGGTGATTCGGAAAATTGGATCCGACCGTCATTTCGAAAACGGATATAAAAATACAAATCGTCGTGATCATGAACCCCCGCGAATTGATATTCGTTTTCGTTTGGGTTTTTGATCAACACACGACCGTCGTCGTCGATCGCGGCCAAATACACCGATTTTTTCATTTCGGGGATCCATTGGTGTATTGAATCCGCCAATATTTTCACAATGTTCAACATGGTCAAATGTTTTTCAAAAAATCCTCCATGAACAAATCCGCCACATATTTTTCGACGGATTCACGTTCGGACGACGTTGGGGTGAATATTTCCTTTTTTCTGCGGTCCTCCTGGCCTTTTGCCTTTACGAAATCCCGATCGTTCACAACAACCAAAAAAACGTCAAATGGTCCCGATTTCACGGGTTTGATTGAATTCCTCAAATCACCCGTGAATTCCAAATCGACGGTGTTGGTTTGTCGTCCGCTTTCCGATCGTTTGGTGATCCATGATTTGGATTTGTATTTTCCAATTTTGGATCCATTGGATCCGATCCCGTCGTTGAAAATGCGTTGTTTCATTTCGCCCTCCAACAACTTGGCCCCCAAAAACAAAAATTCGGATTGTCGGGACGAAACGTCGCGAACCGCTTTGTCGATTTTTGATTTGAATTCGTCGGGTGTCATTTGGTTGGTTTGATTGATTTGACAAAATATCCCGCGGCCACCAATGCGGCGATCCCCAACACGGCCCAAATCCATGATTTCCATGGTAAAATTTTCGACGGTTCGGGTTCTACGGTGGTCACGGACGTTTGAATGATTTTTTCCACGCGAACGGTGTCGGGTGGACATGTTGATTCAACAAATATTGAATCGCCTGGCAACCACAAAATTTTGGTTTCGATCTTGGTTTTTTGATCTTTGACGAAAATGGTGTCACGGGACGACCAACGGACGATCGTGTCGAATGATGTTCGGTTGGTCACGATTGTCGTGTCACGGATCACGGTTTTCACCTCGGTCCGTGTTGGACATGGGAACCGATCATGACAACGTTCCGCCGTGATACACGACGACATGACCATGATCATGATCACCAATGTGATCCATTCAATTCGGGATTTCATTTTTTTCAATGTATTGGTTTTTGTAGGCGTCAATTTTGCGATAAAAGAAATCCGCCAATCCTCGTTTGATCCAACCCAACAATGACAAATTTTTGATCAATGACAACAAATTGACAATCACCAATGGAACAAAAACGCCCTCATTCAACCAAAACAACGCGGCGGATCCTTTGGACAAATTGGTGGCAAACATTAACAAACCCGTGTGGGACAATATCGTCCAAAAAATTCGCAACGCTTTTTTGGTTTCGAATTTATTGTGACGCCACGCCAACGAAACGCCCGTGACATGATCCGCACAAATCAAACCGATCAACGCGAAATAAGACACCGACGGGGAAAAAATCCAATCGTCGATCAATGCGGACAATCCTCCAATGGTGAATCCTCCGACAACGGAAAAAAACAATGTTTTCATTTTTAATTTTAACGAACACACCGATTCGAATATTTCGAACAATTCCGTTTGAATCCTGGGTGTGTGTGGTTGATACGACGACATGATCGATTTTGTTTTGTTGTTCAATACCTTGGACGTGGTTTCGACGTTGGACGTGAAACGGGACGCGACGCGGGTCGGCTTGGCTTGTTGCAATTACATTTCATGATCTTGTTGTTTTATGGCGTTCCGTAAACATACCGCGATTGATTGCACACGACACAAATGTCGTCGATTCGTGAAAACAATTCGGGCAATGTTTGGACGACGGTTTCAAATTGTTGTTTGTATTGGTTGTTGAATTCGGTCAACAAAAATTCACATTTGTCGGAATCCAACAACGTCACCGAATTCAAACGATCGGTTGTGATCGCCTCCTTTATTATTTCAATTCCCGCACGATACAAAACCGCGAAACGAATTTTTTGGGCCAACACACAACCGATTTCGTCGGTTGAACATTCCGCGTTGGCTTGGACAACCAAACCAAACGACGTTGTCGTGGTTGTGACACCATTCCAACCGTTGGCGATCATGAATTCCGATTTTTTTGACGAACATGAACAACCACCTTTGACCATGGTGTTGTTTGGATTGATCGCGGTGTTGTCTTGGACAACGTAAATTTCCGCCGTCTGCGACAAATAATTCGGGAACACCTCGGCGTTTCCATTCGCGTCGGTTTCAAAATCAAACGTGGCCACCTGGGTCCCGTCCACAATTTTGATTTGGCCAATGAAATTTGGTTCCATGATCCGAATTTGAACGGATTGAACACGGACGCGCAACAATCGCGATTCGCGGGTTGTGATCCGAACGCCTCGATCGCTTGGATCGGGTGTCAAAAATGTGTTTTTCCATTCGCCGACAACCAATTCGTCAACGATTGAATTCATTCGAAAAAATGGAATGGTGAAACGGGCGATGTCGTTCAACACCAATTGGGTGGCGAATCGAATTTTCGATTCAACCAATTGGACGCCCGACGAAAAACCCGAATCCGCCACGTCTGCGGCGAATCTTAAATTGATTCCCTCCAAATCGTCAATGAACAACCCCGATTTTGGGGCGGTTTGGGAAACACAACGGATCCCAATGAAATTTTCAAAACATGCGGCCATATCCAAACGGGTCGTTTTTGTAAATATTTTTTTCGGGAACGCCAATTGATTCCAAAAATTTCGGAACCCAAAATGACGGACACGCTTTATTGTCGAATTGATTGTGGCCTCCAATGATCACGTCGGGTTGATACGCCAACACTTCATGAATGATTCCAATCAATGTTTGTTTTTGAACCTCGGTCAATGTGTTTTTGGCCTTGGACGATTTTGGATCCAATCCTCCGACATAAACAACATGACGGGCGATTGAATTGATCCCTTTGACGCCATTCGTGATTTCATTGTTGTCAATGAATCGATCACCATTGTGTTCCACAAATTTGTGACGGGATCCGTCCAACAAAATCATGTCCGAATATCCAACACGCGACCAACCACGACCATTTGGTTGTGGGGCCGTATGCCAACGAACAATTGTTTCGGGTGAAATATTTTTCCCCTCATGTGTTGCGGTGCAATGAATGACCAAATATTTGAATGGTTTTTTCATTCCTGGGATTCAATTGTTGGTTCCTCTGCGGGTTGATCCGCGATCGGTTCCTCGGTTTTTTCTTTTTTGGCTTTCATGGCGACAAAAAACGCCGTGAATTTTGCATGATCAACCGATTCCAATGTCAACCCCTCGATTTCCTTTTTGGTGGCCTCCATGGCCTCGGAAATCATTTTGTTGGATTTTCTGCGGAAATTGGTCGATGTCACAAAAAAAATCACACCGTTGGATTTTGATGTTGATTTGATCCATGACGGTTTGGTAAATTGTCCCTTGGCGACAACCTCCATTCGTTCGATCCGATCGGTTGATTCACGATCCGACGCCACAACGAAAACGTCAAATGGCGCGACACGTTTGTGGATCAATTCAACGGCAAATTTCACCATTGGATCCACATTGTTCAATTGTTGTTGGTGGAAAATCATTTGTTTCGTTTTTTGAAATCCGTTCCCAATCCCGCGCCACCTTTGCCCAATGTAATTTGGGCGGATTTTGCGACGGCCTGGGTGAAATTGATTTGACGACCTCGGTTGTCCATTTGGATCAATGGAACAACGTTCCCCGCGGGGATTCCATTTCGGTCAATTTTGGTTTTTGAAAACGCGTTGGCCGTGTCATTGACATTTGATCCACCACCACCGTTTGATCCACCACCACCGTTTGGATCCTTTGGATCAACGGGATCCGTTCCACCACCACCACCGTCGGTTGTTTTTCCGTATGGCGAACCGTTGACCAATATTTCACCCGATTTTGGATCAATGGTCACACGGGCGGGTTGGCCCTTGGCGTCAACCAATTCCCCGTCCTTTTGAACTGTGAAAACAATTTCGCCCGATCCCGCGTCAACGACGTCGGATCCTTTGATTTGGAATGTTTCAACAACAACGATTTCGCCCGTTGCACGATCAACAAACACGGATTCACCCGTTTTTGGGTCGATTTGTGAAATGATTTCGGCCATTTTTTTTTGGTTTATGTTTTCAAAAATAATAAAAAAAACCCCATGGCGAACAAACACCACGGGGTTTTCAATGAACAAAGATTTGGACGAATTAAATTCCGTCCAAATTCACCGCAACGCCACACGGAATTGTGGTCGTGTTCCATGTCACGGTTCCGTCAAAAAAGATTGACCCCGTGTTGTTGTCCTCGATCACTTGATCGACTTCAATTTGGAACGATTCGATCAATCCGTAAAAATACCCGTCACATGTGTAGTAACCAAATTGATAATTGGTCGCGTTTTGTTGGATCTTGTTCCAAAAATCGATGTCCATACAATCTTCGGGATTTGAATTGTAATCTTGGAACGTCACGGATTTTTCACCGCCCACGATCGCTTCGGGACCACATGACGAAATTCGTTTTTTTGTGAATGATCCCTTGGGTTTTTGACCCAAAATCAAACCCGTCAAAACAACATTTTTCGACGCGATCGCCGCGATCCATTCGGTTCGATCCGAAATGTCGGTGAACGTGTAATCACATTTCACGAACGCCAATTTTGAAATTCCACCGTTTCGTGTGGAAACGCCACACCCGCCCGAATAACTTTCGGGAAGATCGGGGGCGCATGTACTTGGACACAATGCCATATTTTTTTGATTTTTTTTGTTTAACTTAATTGAATTGAACCACCCCAATCATTGATCGGGGTGGTGTTTTTTTTAACAACCAACGATTGTTGAACAATCTTTGAAATTGAACGTGTAATTCACGCCAAAATTTGGATCCGACGATTTGAACGCTTGTCCTGGAATGAAAAACAATTCCCAATTCAACAACAATTTGATCGACCATTCGTCGGCACAATCGTCGTAATGAACTTTCAAATCGTATGTCAAACCCGTGAATGGATCGGTGATCGTTCCGTGTTCGAAAACGTCGTTTCTTTTTGCGTAATCGCCAACGTATTTGTTCCATGTCAACAATTGAACCGCGTTCGGGGCCAAAACCACGAATTCACCCGCACCAATTACGCTTTCCGCGAAACGGTCGTTGAAATACATGTAATCGGTCCAACGTGACAAATCGGTTCCCGTGTTGGCGTTACAACATGCGATTTGTTGTGTTTTTGCGTACAAATCGAAATTCCCGCCGCCAATGATCATTGGCGCACCACTCGCACCAACCAAATCGTATTCGTGACGGATTTGGGCCGACGCGATCGCACGGGGGGCGTTTGTTGTTGCTTCGAACAATTTGATTGATTTTTGGGTTGTTCCGTCTGCGAACTTTCCAAAATTTGACGCTTGTTCCGCCAACAATTGTTTGTTCAATGCGGTGTTGATTGCGTTCATTTGTGACATGATCACGTTCGATACATAAACCGAATCCGCCTCACACAATTTTCTCATTTGATCCTCGGAAAATTTCATTCCTTTGGTTTCCAAACAATTCGTGATTGACACGTTGGTTTCAAACGGCGCGATTTCTTGTTCGGTGTCACATGAATTTGAACATGTCAAATTCACGTCCGAATCGGTTCCGCGTTGAATGTAATTCACTTGAACGGTGCGATTTTTTCCGTTCGTTGGGATTGGAATCGCTTCAAATCCCATTCGGTTTTCCTCGGACATTAACGCGTCCAAATAACCAACGCGATCGCGTTTCAATGCGGGGGCGTTCATTCCCGCCACGGAATTCAAATCCGCTTGTAATTTTTGACAAAGACCTTGTGTAAATGCCATGATGTTTTTTTTTTTGGTTTAACTTTTTTGATTTTGGTGGGGTCCTAAAACACGAAACCCATGACGTCACAACCACACAAAAATGTGATCATTCCGAAATGGGTCGGTTCCCCGTTGTTTGCCATTTTGGTTTGGCGAACCCGTGGATTTCGTTTTGGCCCGACGGCCCGTTTTTTATTCTGCGGATCCTTGACCGAATGTTTTCATTTTGGTCAATTCCTCGGCGTTTTGTTGGGCCTTTTTAAGACCCGCCAATTGATATTTCGGTCCGTCGTTGCCTCCGTTGTATGCGGGGTTGGGCGGCGTTCCTTTTGGATTCATTGGTGGATTGTTCGGTGATCCATTTGATTGTTTGATCACCCCCAATTGGGCCAAATGCGAATCCAATATTTCGTCAAAGGTAACGATTTTCGTCCCGTCCTGGTTCAATGGGTTCAAATTATTTTTTGTCTTGACCACCAATTGACCATTGTCGTCAACGTCAACGTTGAAATTGTTGTCCAAAAATGAACGAACCGCGGGGTTCACCACGTCCGCCGAAACAATCAATTGACGTTTGGCGATCGCTTGGGAAATGATCGATTCACGTTTGAATGTTTTGATTTGGTTTTTGGCCTCGTTTTCTTTGGCGGGGATCACGTCCTCCAACAATCGTTTGTTTTCATTGGACAATTCGATCAACTTTTTTTGGATTTCCTCCGCGCCTTGGGCGGTTGCCTTGGACGCGCGGTCGTATGCGATCGAAATGATTTCGTCGAACTTTTTGTCCTTTATTTCCTCGGACGGTAAATTGAACGTTTTTTTCAATTTGTGTTCGATCTTGGACAATTCGGATCCGCGGATTTCGTCCTTTATGGGTTGAATGAATTCGGGATCATTTTTCAACACGTCACGTTGGACGGCCTTGAATGATGTGGCGATTTCCTCGATTGGTGTTGTGTCGTCCTCGGCGGTCAATTTTGAAATCGCGTCACCTGGGACACCGATTTTTTTCAAAAATGTTTCAATCTTTGACATGGGTCGTTGTTTTTTTATTTGTTAGATTTTGGACCGCGTTTTTTGGGTGCGGATTCCTCGTTTGTTTCCTCGGCGGTTGGTTGATCAATGTCAACAAATTCCGTTTGTGGTTCGTCCGCGATTGGTGATTCAACGATCGTTTCAACAATTGTTGTTTCCTCTACGGGAACGACAAATTTCACGGGTTCATTTTGGGTTGGGATCACGTCAAAAACTTTTGATCGTCCGCCTTTTTTTAATAGGTCCCACGCCGTTTTTGTAATTTCGGACACCTGGCCCGTTTTGATGTTTTGAATTCGGATTTTTTCCATTTGTTTGTTGTTTTCACAAATATACGTCAAATTCATGATTCCAACGCGTTGATTTGCGCGGACGTCAATGACGAATAAAACCATTCGTCACCCATGTTTGATTTGAATTCCTCGGTGTTGTCGTTGTCAATGATCGATTTGATTTTTTTCAATGTTTCAATGTCGTCATTCATGGCGGCCATGTTTGTCATTTCCGCCAATTCGGTCATTTTTTCAATTGTCATTTTGTGAATTGTTTGATTGTTTTCGGGTCGATTTGATATTCGTCCAATAATTTTTCGAATAACTTGAACGCGGCGTTGTGTTCCGTTTCAAACCATTTTGGGGCGTATGTGTAAGCGGTCCATGATTCGGTCCAAAACTCGGACCAATTGGTTGATCCGTATGTGGTTGGGGCGTCGCTTAATTTGACACCCAATTGGGCGGCCAAATCTTTGATTTTTACACGATCACCCATTCCCGCGAATGATTTCGGATCCACTTTGTTGTGGATCAAATGGGCGAATTCATGGGTCACGGTTGGGGCGACATTTTTGTCCATGGCCTCCGACAATGACGACATGGTGAAAAATCGGGGTTTCCCATTTTTATCAATTGCCGCGATCGTGTAACCTTGTTCGTCCGCGTAAACTTTTTGACCTTTTGAATTGGTTCCAATGCGACCATTGGGAACATTTTTTTTGTGCCATTCCTCCATTTTTTCGGTGGCGATCTTGAATTCGTCGTCGTATGAACGACCAATGATTGTTTGTCCTTTCCCTACTTTGACCAAACAACATTTGTTGTCAATTCCACACGCGCCGCCGACACCCTTTCCCAATTTGAAAACATTGTATTTGTTGATCTTGGGTTTGTTGTCGAACAATTTGGATTTGGATTGTGGGTTGGTTGCCTCGGTTGCGGAAACCAAACCCGAAATCGTGTTGAACTCTGCGGCGATTTCCGCGGCCCCGTCTTGGTCGGCGATCAAATCAAAAAACGCTTTGTTGATTTGTGGCGATTGGGACGAAATGAAATATTCGTCATTCAATTGTTTTTTGGCCACCGCTTGGTCGAATTCCTTTTGGGTCGTTTTATTGTCCTTTTTTACCTCTGCGATTTGATCGTCAACCTTGGTTGTTTGTTTTTCCTCGGTTTTTTCCGCCTCCATTCCCAATTGTTCGCGTTGTGATTTGGTCAATTTGAACGGGATCGCCGAATGTCTGCAATTGTAACCGCCACGAAACACCGCGAAATTTTCCGCGTTCGTTCCTGGGATCATTCCCGTCCCGTTTGATGTGGCCCAATTCAACTCGTTGTTCAACTCGGATTTTTGGATCACCCGCATGTTGACCCAACGACGACATTGGGGACGTGAATCGTCGATCAACGAACCGACGTATCGAAACGCGTCCAATCCGAATTCCTCCGCGATCTTGGCGTTGACTTGGCCGTCGTATTGGTTCAACGCGTCCCGACTAACTTGTTTCACATAACGGGACAACAAACCGTCCACATTGGGATTTCCCAAAATGTACGTTGTCAAATATTTTTCCAAATCGGTGATCGATGTTCCCGCCACCACATTTTGAAAAATACCTTGGCGAACGGGTTCAATGAAATTTGTGTTGACACCCGAACCCGTCA